GTCTTGCGCTCAGGGTTTAAAGGAACGCCACTGTCTCTAAGGTCTATGTCATTAACAACCTGCCGACCTCTGAGCCTAGTGACCAAAGTGTTACGCTTTATCCCTATGTAGCTAGCGTATTCTTTGTACGTGTATTTTTTGCCGTGCTTAAAATGCCCGCTTGTTCCCTTAAATATTAAATGCTTTGTGCTTCCCTGACCTGCCATATTGACTACCCTTTGTCGTATGCCCAAGACCTATCGGTTAATGTTTCTATTACATTGCGTTTCTTAATCGAGTCAACCTTAGCTGTTTTAGCGTAGCTGCTTTTAGACCACGTTGTTACAGCTGCCTTCCAGTTAACCATTTTGTTCTTACCCACCTTCCAGCCATTTGACTGATAGTGCGACATCCACTTCTCGGCATCAACAACATAGCCCTTTTCCCTAATGTAACCAGTCACCATATCTATTGATGGGGGAGTGAAACGACCAATATTATTAGATGTATTATTAACTTGTTCTATTATATTAGAACTTTTTTTCGGGGGGGTGGGGAAATTATTTTCTAGGGGGTCGGGTAAATTTTTTCTAGGGGTACTGAAAGTATTTTCCTCAGCAAGGTATATACGTCTTTCCTGTACTCTCTTAGTACCATTCTCAAATATCTGCTTACGGCAGATGTACCCTGATTCCTCTAAAGCGCCCAACCAGTTTGTGATAGACCTGTCCTTTACGTCATACAGGTCAGCAAAATAACTATTAGTTGCCCAGCAATACCCACGCTCATTACACAGTGCAGTGATCTCACCATATAAAAGTTTAGCGTTGGGTGGCAGCGACTTATCATATCTAACGCCTGCTGGAATTATTGCAAAATACCCCTGATGCATATCTATACCTCTCCATCTCTAACTAAATCGCTAAGACGCATGCGAAGGCTGTCTGCGATTCTGATTAATGTTTCTAAATTACAGTTGTTGTGAGCGACTATCTTGCTCAGGTGCTGCGGAGACATTCCAGCCCCTACTGCTACCTTAGCCATAGTCAGGTCTTGGCGTGCTGCTTCAACCTTGATTGCTTTCTTTAAGTTAAACATAAGTACCTCTTTATTAATTAGTGCCGAGTATATCTATTATGAGTGCATAACGCAAACATATAATTAATTTACAATAACAGTTGAACCTGTGATTTAGGTGTGTATAATAAATAGCTCATAACAAACGAGGTGATGTATGACAGATATAAATAAACTTACAGATTTTGAGAAGGGCGAGTACGATTGCTTGCACCTTCATGAGGCTGCGGTAAATGCATCAGAAGCGTACCTTTTAGGATACGGACAGCAGTATGCGCGTGAAGAGACTATCTCAGGTCAATACATAGACCAGTCAGCGCAGTGTAAATCACAACTAGAGCAGTGGGGTATTGCAATATGAATCCGTGGAAAAAAATTCAAACTGGGCTACGCGCCCCATTTAAGTTAAGCCAGCTACATTGGAGACAGGGTAGAGGTAATATGCAGCTAGCCTATATTGATGCGCGTGACGTTGCTAATCGCTTAGATGAGGTTGTCGGTATCGAGAACTGGCAAGACCGCTATGAAGAAGTATCTGGTCGCCTTATGTGCTATCTATCTATCCGTGTTGAGGGTGAGTGGATTACTAAAGCTGATGGCGCTGGTGACACAAATATCGAGGGCGAGAAGGGTGGTATATCTGATTCCCTTAAACGTGCAGCACAAAAGTTTGGTGTTGGTCGCTACCTGTACTACTTGCCAAAGGATGCCACGGCAAGAAACTTACCTAAGTGGGCTATTCCAAATGAGCTATAGAGCAGAGTCAGGTCACTGGTATGACAAAGATGGCGAGCCTGCATACACTACAGTAGGTGCTAATGGTAAGGAGCGTAACACTACGCTGCGTGATGCCAGAAAGCTAAACCTAGTACCTAGTGTAACGACTGTCATGGGTATGGCTGCCAAACCTGCGCTAGAAAACTGGAAGATAGACCAAGCGTTATTAGCAGCAGCTACTATGCAAATTCGAGTAGGTGAGCCTGTAGAGATGTTTATGGCTAGGGCTAAGATGGAGTCTAGGCAGGTAGGTAAAAGGGCAGCTGAGCGTGGTACAGAGATACATGGTGAGATAGAGCGTGGCTTTGCAGAAAACCGCTGTTCAGCATCTTTTAACGCTGTTAAGGAAGTATTGGACACATTGTACCCAGAAACCAATTGGAGCGCTGAGAAGTCGTTTACGTGCGCTCTAGGGTATGGTGGGAAGATAGACCTATGTAGTGATAACGGAATCTTTGTTGACTTCAAAACTAAAGACAATTTAGACGGTAAAGACCCCAAGAAATTAGTATACGATGAGCATGGTATGCAGCTAAGCGCATATGCGGAAGGCTCAGGCGTAACAGACCCAGTAAGGGTATCTATCTTTATTGATAGAGCAAACCCTGAGATAGTAAGCTATCATGTCTGGGATAAAGAATCTCACAAGAAACATTCTGAGATGTTTAAAGCGCTTCTGACGTTTTGGAAGCTAACAAAAAACTATGATCCAAGCGAGGATATAAAATGAGTATTAATCAAATGGTGTTTACAGGCAACTGCGGAGCAGATATGGAAATCCGCCATACCCCTAAAGGTGTTGCTATCGGATCTGTAAACGTGGCGGTAACGTCAGGATGGGGTGATAACAAGAAAACTACATGGGTAAAATGCACCATGTTCAAAGAGCGTGCTGAGAAGCTAGCACCTTATCTCACAAAGGGAACGCCAGTAACAATGTCTGGTGAGTTTCAGATGGATGAGTGGACTGACAAAGAAGGCAATGCACGGCTAACCCCAGTATGCATGGTCAGGGATGTTCACTTTGGCAAGAGACAAGAGGGCGCTGCGCCACAACAACAAGCACAAAAGCCGCAGCAGAATAGTAACTTTTTAGAAGACGATATTCCGTTTTAGGAGATTAAGATGAAAAAGCTAATTTTAGCAGTAACTTTATTGTCGTTCAGTGCAGCTGTTTACAGCTCATGCTTTTGGACTAAGATTGCTGAGGTGCATGGGCAGAGAGGCGTTATCTGTACTTGGAAGTGTGGGTTTGGTACGCAAGCAGTACATACAACAACTTCAGGCATTTCATATTGCCCTAGACCACGATAGGAGTCAGATATGACTGATAAAGAAAAGGCAGTAAAAGACGCGCACCGCTACGCTGATAAAGCTATAGCTGTTGCAAGAAAGAGAACCAGCTTTCTTCGATCTAAGTTTAAGCACTGGTCAAACAGTGAATGGCGCATGGTTACAAAAGGCGAAGCGCTAGGTGTAGCAACCATCATATTGTTGTTACTCTTCGTAGGATAATACCCCTATGACCTATGGGATTCCTCTCCCTATGTGAGCCAGCTTGATGCACTGGTGGTCGTAACGCATCATTACCTAAAAGCATATCTAATATAACCAAATAACACTCTCGACTCTCACCTATCTACACTATAATCGCGCCTCAATTACTGGGGGTGCAATGAACTACATCATATTATTTACACTACTGTCGCTAACTTTGATAGCTATAGACGATATAGCTGGTCGAAGACCGATAGAAAAGTACAAGGTAGAGAAGGGGCAATAGCCCCTTTTTTATTGGGCTACAGCTTAACTTGGAAAAAAACAGCACAAAAAGTGATGCAAATTGTGCCAACTTACTTGCAAGTAACGGTTACTTCTGTATAATAGATGCCATACACACATAAACGAGGATATACAGATGAAGACTTTAGAAGATACCAACGCTTACAAATCATTGTTTAAAATTGCGAAGTCTCTGCATAATGATTATGGGTTTGTGCCTTATGAGGCTGTTTTCAAATCAGCTCAAGAGCTATGCGAATTAGAAGGTTTGTTCAAGCACCAAAGAGCAGCAATGTGTCTTGACGTTGTTCAGACTTACAACTGCCAAATTAAAATCAAATAATAAAAGGGGTAATGAGAATGAAGACTCAAATTTTTGGTGATTTAATAGTGCAGCTTGAAGATGACTGGGATGGCTGCATGGCTGAGCTAGAAGACACGCTAAAGGATGTAGCGGTTTACTCATGGCTGAAGGAGCATAAAACGTGGTTGTTTGATATGTTCCCTGAGTGCGCCCAGCATGATGTTGATATGCTGCTGGAGATTCTGTACGCAGATGGTACTGATGATATGTTTGATACTGCAATGGCTGGCAGTCGTGACAGTTACGCTGCCGATGAGGGGTACAGTGAGAAGGACAACCCTGAGATGTTTTATGAGTGCCTAGCAGTGCCAAATTTTAAGGAGTACGTTGGTAACAAGAAGGTATGTTATGGGCAGGTCTATACTCTGGCAGAGGCGTTTAGAGATTCTATCTACCTCTATCTGGAGAAAAGGCTTGAAGATGAAATCCTTAATGAGTTTCACAAAACCGTTCACTAGGAGAAGGTTATGACACAGCAAGAAAGAGTTTTAGAGTATTTGCAAGAAGGCAAGAAACTAACGTGCCTGAATGCGTTTAATGAGCTGGGTATCACACAGGTAGCAGCTAGAATTTATGAGTTAAAAGAAGGGGGTCATGATGTTAAAAGCAAGCGAATTAAAGTAACCAACAGATACAACGAGCAATGCAGCGTATCTGAATACTTTATGGAGAACGACAATGTCAGGTAAAGGATCAGCACCAAGACCTATCCCTGATCGCAAATCTTATGAAGATAACTTCGATGCAATCTTTAGCAAAAAGTCTGAGCCAAAACCAAAAGCCCAGCTAATGCGTGAGATGAGAAGCAGAAGAAAAAGCAAAGGCTTACAAGAAATGCGAATATGGGTTACTGAAGAGCAAGCTGTCGAGATCAATTTGATATTAAATAAATAGGTGTATACTTGTGTCAAATCTTAGCGGAGCAAGCTATGACGAGGCACTTAGTAATACCAGATACGCAGGTAAAACCAAATCAGCCTACTGAACATTTGCGGTGGGCTGGCTTGTATGCAGCAGAGAAGAAACCCGATGTGATCATTCATATTGGCGATCACTGGGATATGCCCAGCCTATCAAACTGGGATGTAGGTAAGAAATCATTTGAAGGTCGTAGGTACAAAGACGACATCAAAGCTGGCTTGGAAGCAATGGAAGTGTTCCTAGAGCCTATTAGGGAAGAGCAGAAGCGCCTAATATCCAACAAGAAGAAACAGTGGAATCCACGCCTAGTGTTCACTATAGGCAATCATGAGCAGCGCATAGAGCGCGCTATTGAATCAGATGCAAAGCTAGAAGGGCTGATAAGCTACGATGATCTACAGTTAAACGATCTGGGTTTTGAGGTGTATGACTTCCTTCAGGTAGCGGTTATAGACGGCATTGCTTACTCACATTACTTCACCAGTGGCATCATGGGCAGACCAGTATCCAGTGCTAGGAATATGCTTACCAAGAAGATGATGAGCTGCGTAATGGGTCACGTTCAGGACAAGGACATTGCATTTGCACGCAGGGCTGATGGTAAAAACATACTGGGATTGTTTGCAGGGATATACTATCAACACGATGAAGACTACCTAACCGCACAGACCAATGGATCATGGCGTGGTGTATGGATGCTTAATGAGGTTGATGATGGTAGCTGCGAAGAGATGCCGATCACTCTTAACTACTTACGCAAAAGGTATGCAGGGTCATGAGCGCATTAAAGAAACAAGAGGGTGGCAAACATTACGTTATGCCTATCCAGCCAATTGAATACATAACTAAAAACAAGCTGCCATACATTGAAGGCAACATAATTAAGTACGCAACACGCCACAGAAACAAGAACGGTGCTGAGGATATCAAAAAGATTATCCACTACTGTGAGTTACTGTTGGAGTTAGAGTACGGGGCAAAATAGGGTATAATCGGGCTTATGATTAGAGTTACTATTGATGATGACATTCATGAAGCCGACATAGAGTTGATTAACGACTTTGCTTTGGCTATCTGTGAGCGCGATGCAACCTTACTGGATGAGGTGCTATACTTAGCTAAGCAGCGGTTAGAAACAACCTATGAAGAGTATGACGTTAACCTATGAGACCTAGTAAATACACAACTGACTTAGGCGATGACATTTGCAGACGTTTAGCAGCTGGTGAGAGTGCAAGACAAATCTGTAGGGATGATGCTATGCCTGCTATGAGTACCTTAATGAAGTGGCTTACTGATAGTGACAAAGTGACCTTTTCGGAGCAGTACGCGCGCGCAAGGGATTGTCAGGCTGATTACTACGCAGATCAGATTGTAGATATTGCTGATGAGCTGTCAGAGGTAGCAGAGGCAAGTGAGCTAGCTAGAGCTAAGTTACAGATAGATTCACGCAAGTGGAAGGTAGCTAGAATGTCACCACGCAAGTATGGTGATAAGCAGCAGATAGACCATACATCTTCAGACGATGCCTTTAAGCCGACAGTTATCAAACTGGTAGCGCAGTCAAATGAGTCAGACTGATACAGTAGAGATTAATCTACCACCTAAGATTGTTGATCTGTTTGAGGGTGAAGCCAGATACCGATGTGCATATGGTGGTCGTGGCTCAGCTAAGACAAGATCATTCGCATTGATGACAGCAGTACGTGGTTACCAATGGGGCATGGAAGGAAAGCAGGGTCAGATACTCTGTGCAAGGGAACACCTTAACTCACTCGATGAATCATCCCTAGAAGAGGTCAAAAGCGCCATTAGAGGCGTTAAATTCCTTTCTGACTACTATGAGCTAGGTGAGAAGTACATACGCTCTAAAGACGGTAGAATCAATTACGTGTTCGCTGGCCTCAGACGCAACCTAGACTCAATCAAATCTAAAGCACGTATCATCCTATGCTGGGTAGATGAAGCAGAAGGTGTGTCCGATAGTGCATGGCAGAAGCTAATCCCAACTGTACGTGAAGACGACTCTGAGATATGGGTTACGTGGAATCCAGAGACAAAGCACTCAGCTACGCACAGAAGGTTCAGGGTGCATCCACCAACTGATATGAAGATCGCTGAGATTAACTGGCGTGATAACCCTTTCTTCCCGAAGGTGCTAGAGAATGAGCGCCTAGAAGACAAGAAGAATAGACCTGACCTGTATGACCATATCTGGGAAGGGCAGATGCTCATCCACGCAGAGGGTGCATACTTTGCAGTAGAGATGCGTGAAGCTACACATAATGAACGTATTACCAATGTGCCATACGACCGATCTCTTGGCGTTGTAACGGCTTGGGATTTAGGGGTAGGCGATAGTACCTCTATCTGGTTTGCACAGATGGTAGGGGCTGAGGTGCGCCTTATAGACTACTATGAAAGCAGCGGTGTAGGTTTAGACCATTACGCTAGAGTGTTAGGTGAGAAGGGCTACGTATACGACCAGCACATACTACCTCATGATGTTAGGGTCAGGGAGCTAGGCACTGGTAGATCACGGTTAGAGACATTAGATGGTTTGGGGGTGAGGCCAGTACATATTGCCCCGCAGTTAAATGTTGATGATGGGATCCAAGCTGTCAGGTCATTGATACCACGCTGCTGGTTCGACAAGGACAAGTGTGAGCGAGGTGTAGATGCTTTACGTCAGTACAGGCGTGAATACGATGAGAAAGGTATGACATGGCGCAGCAGGCCATTACACGACTGGACAAGCCACTGTGCCGATGCAATGAGGTATCTAGCTATAGGTTACAAGGAAAAAACCAACTGGGGTGAGCCTATTAGACGAAACCTTCAGGGAATCGTTTAAAAGTGGTATAATCAGCCGTTAATGAACAGGGGTGTTTTATGAGTCTATTTGGTTTAGGTAAGCGTGGTGAGCAACTAGCAAAAGGGTTAGTTGACCTGATAGATAAGCCAACATCTGCCAAAGAATATATCCAGCAAGGCACAAACCCTGATTTCCTAGTCAAGCAAGGCTTATTAGCGCCAGAACAAATCAACAACATCAGAGCAGTACAAGGCGCACAAAATCGTTACCTTAAAAATTCCATCCAGTCGCCAGAGTTTATGATGCGCGAAATGGGATTTCAAAATAACCCTACTGTAACAACTCAATTACCGCAGCCACCACGTAACATTATCATGCCAGAAGACCTTGAGGGGATGGTGCTGAAGTCACATCTTGGTGATAGAACGGTTACAGATAAAACAATTGAAAGCATAGGTGGAGTTGATCTGCCTGTACCAGTACAAAGCAGGGGCGGTGTCGGCTATGGAAGCAGCCCACTGACACCTAAGCCTAATTACTGGGGGTCTAATTTAGGTGCGGCAAGATCGCTGCAAAACGCAGCAGAAGGGCTTGAGGAGATGTTTGATAAGCCAGTAGCAGGTGTATATTCTGCTATGGGAAGAGATGGCAACTTCTTTAACCAAGCATTTGCTGATGCCCTGCAGCAACAAGTAGATGCTCTAGACCTGCCGCAAGAGGCTATAGACCATTTTGATAATTCTATAAGAACGCAGCATGGCAAAAAAGACTGGGTAGGGCTGAGGCATCCAGATGCACGCAAACAGCTATTAGGCACAGACGGTTACGCACAGAAAGGCGCTGGCAATCTGCGTAGTGCATATGTAATTCAAATGGATAAGGCTGGTTATAAGAATCAAGGCTTTCCTTTAGTGCAGCCGCTAATGAATGAGCTAATAGAGCCAGAGCTAGCCAATGTAAATGTGGGGGACTCTGGTTTTATCATGGGGCAAATTGGTAAAGACTTTGGATTGTCGCCAAATGCAAATCATCCCTCATACACTACTGGCATAATGGGGAGAGAGATAGGCGGCACACCAGTCAGCCTGCCAAGTAGGGTTATGTATCCTGACGCTTACAAGATATTAGACCAATCATTAACTGTAGCTGGTGAAAAATACACTGCTTCACAAATGATCAATGCACTGGCGGTCAGGCACGATATGTACCAGATAGCAACGCCAGAATGGGTTGATAAAGCATCTGAATGGATAAGAAAAAATCCCAAAGGGACAGCTCAAGCTCTTATGATTGCAGTAGGTACGCCAATAGCTTTAGGGTCGTCAGAAGAAACTGAAGCGTCAGGGTTAGTTAGTGCAGTGCCAGCTATTGCTAGAAAGCTACTAGATGATCCTAATGCGCCTAAGAAAAACACACCGCAGGGCTGGGCAAACTATCTCAAGAACAATGGCGCTAAACCAAATGAGATTGAGAAGTACAATCTAGACCTGATTGACAGTAAGCGACCACTAGGCAAGGAAGAGGTTTCACAATACCTGTTAGACAATGAATATAAGTTTGGCAGATCACTTCACACTGAGCAGCCTAACCAGTTAGATGTAGATGTAATGCGCGAGCAGAACAAAGATTATTTTGATGAGAAAATGTCAACATATGGCGCAACAACAGCAGACGTTAATGAAGAGATTGGCTTTTTGCTAGATGAGAAGCAACCAAATTTCCGTACTGACAGATCATCTGGTGATATTACTAACTATAGGAATCAAGTCCTAACAGACCCCAGTGGCGAACAGATCGACAAATATATAGGCATGAACACACAGAGATCAACGCAGCTTAGTGGTGAGTTAATCGAGCTAAACAACGCCATAGATAATGAATCATTCATCTTAGACAATGTTGACGGCAACCTAGTTAAAGTGCCAATGGAAGAGATGATAGCAAGACGCACAAAATTACAAACAGATAAAGCTCGCCTAGAGTTGCTACGCAATCAAGCTGAGAACAGGTTATTTGTGGAGTCGTCACACTTCACAGAACCTAATGCTATCGGACACGTTAGAACGACTGACCGTGCTAATAGTTTCGATCCACGTACTGGCAAGAAGACAGAGTACAGGCTAATGGAAGAGGTGCAGTCAGATTGGGTGCAGCGTGCTGAAAACCCTGATTATGGCGTTAAAGACATTGAAGCTATGGACAACCTGTATGACGCTATGTATGAGAGCAAGGTTAACCAGTACAAGGCTATGGCAAATGCGTCACCTGATGAGATAGAAGGCATATTTAATGATTATTTAGCTGAGCAGGCAGATATCAGTAGACGCTTAGATAGCATGAACAGAAGCAAAGAGGGGCTTGCATTAGTGCCGCAGCCGCCAGTAGCTAAGCCGCACATACCATTAATTAACCAAACAATCATTGATGCTGTTGACGACAACATGGATGGTGTAGGTATTGTCACAGGCGATACACAACTTGCAGCAAAGGATCAATTCCAGTTTATTAATGATATCAGCTGGAAGTCAGTAAAGTCAGATGGTGATGCGACTGAAATTTTATTCGACTTCAGTGGTATTACTAATCGACAAGGCGATGTTGGCACAGTGCATCAACAGCTAAGCATGGATATCAAAAAAGACCTCGAAGCGTTTAGAACTATGATGCCTAAAGGTGCTGCTGACCAGATAATTAATGATGTTAAAGCAGCCGTGGAAAGAGGTGATGACAATGGCGTGATGTCTAACTTCAATACACAGGTAGAAGGCAAGAAGCTAAGACCATACTATAACAAGACCCTACGCAAGCACTTAGAGCAGATAGGCAAGCAGTATGGCGTTAAAGTAGAGAGGCGCGCTAATACTGACGAGTATCGCATAGATGATCTAGATGATGGTGATTATGCTGTAGTGCGTGATGGGGATGTAATTGAAGAGTTTAATGACATTGATGAGGCTAAGCAATACCTGTCTAAACAACAGATGGGTGCTGATGACCACTTCTACCTGCCTTTCACTGATAAAATGAAAGCTGATGTCAAAAAGAATGGCTTAAAAATGTTTTCTGCATTCGGCTTAACGCCAGTCGCAATAGACGCTATGAGGTCTAATGTAAACGCAGAAGATGAAAGAATGCGTGTAGTCTATGATGACACAGATACGCAGCGAGAAGAGAACAGAGCAGCCATTGAAGATATGCTAGCGAGAGACTCTAAGACGCGCAGAAGGGAAGAGCTAGGTGATACGTTAACTGGCTTGCTAGATGCGCCCAGAACGGCATTAAACCTTGCTGGTGACGCAGTTACTGGCTTGGTTAGTGATGCTGCAACAATCCCATCTTTGTTTGTTAGTGCATATGAAAAAGCCACGCCTACTGAAGCTGATGCAGGTATGGGGCAAAGATATGGCGACAAAATGAAGCAACTTGTAGAGCTGGGTATGTCTCTATCGCCAATGGGGTTAATGAATTTAGGCGAAGGCGACTCCGTAAAGGAAGAGCTTATAAAACAAAAGATGGGCAAAAACGTAAGCAACGCAGTACAGGCATCTGCTCCATATCTAAGAGACGCTTATACCCACGAAGGGTTGTTAGGCGCGCCATCCATACAAGACATTGTGCAAGCCACACAGCAAGGTTACCAGTCACTGCCAGAAGGCTACCTAAAAGACAACGCATTGCCAGCAGCAGGGCTTAGCGCACTAGGGGTGTTAGGTATGTATGATGTGCTAGGTCTAAGACGTAAAGCGGCTCAAGCAGCCACAGAAAACATGATGCCACAAGGGTTGCTAAACTAAACAAGAGTGACAGGTCTAAATTTGTTATAATCAGACACTATATTATTTACCGCTAAAGAGGCAAAAAGATGTCAAACCCATTTAAAGGCAAGCCACCTGAGTATGTTGGCGTAGCTTACGACCTATTACCAATAACTCCGCACGACACAAATAATACCCTTGATGGCAAGACTGCTGTAGGGTTATACATTACTGTTGGGGGTGTTCTTGTATTTAAAAATATAGATGGCGTGACGCGAACAGTAACTGTGCCAAATAATTTTGTGTTAAATGTTGCAGTGACTCATGTCTTAGCCGCTGGCACAGATGCTACTGGTATACACGCTTTCACGCTTTGATTATAACTGGGGCGCAATAATGGCAATATCTACATATGACACACTGAAGTCTGGCATTGCAGATTTCTTGAATCGTGATGACCTTACAGCTGTCATACCAACATTCATTGATTTGGCAGAGGGTCAGATCAATCGCGATGTACGTCACTGGAAGATGGAGACAACAGCTCAGCAGGGAATATCAAGTGATTTTGCTTATTTGCCAGATGGCTGGCTCGAAATTAAAAATGCACAATATTATCCAGATATAAACGATCCTACGAAATTCAGTCCGCTTGAGTATTTATCGCAGAATGCTTTTGACGAACGTAAAGTGAATAGCGAGAACGAAATTGGCGACCCTAAATATTATACGCTAGCAGGCTTGAATGGGCTTGGAGTGATGATGTTGTTTCCACAGCCCAAAGCACTGACAGATCATAAAGTTAACGTGAGCTATCTAAATGAATTTGATTTAGGAATTAGCTCTACTTCCAACTGGCTTTTAGTATATTACCCTGATGTATATCTATATGGCTCGCTAATACACGCTGCAATTTATCTTAAAGATGACGAAAGACTAGCATTGTTTTCACAGATGTATGGAGCAGCAGTGCAGAGGGTTAACGCATCATCACAGGATGCTGAATACAAGCACGACAGATTAAGAACCCGTAAGCTAGGCTTAGATACAAGCCGTTCCAAACAACCTAATCATGTACGCTGGAGCTAAAGCATGGCAACTAACACGACTAATAACTATTTTTCTAAGCCAGCAGTAGGTGGTGATACGGATACGTGGGGAGCAACCCTAAATACTAACTGGGATACTGTTGATAGCATTGTAACTGGTGGTAGGCTAATTACTCGCTTAGGTATCGGCACAACCAACTCTACACTGCCTTTGATTTGTAATGCAGCGTCAGCTACTGATATTGCAGCATCTTTTTCTGGTTTGGTAGGTATAGGTACTACTAGTCCTGCTGATGAATTACATTTAAATGCTTCAAAATCTGGTGGGGATGTTGTTTTTAGGATTCAAAATAGCGCAGTAACTTCAGGCGATACCGCAACATTACGATTTTCCGTCACATCTGATGTCAATCAAGACTCTGCATTTATCGGTTCTAATAGGAGTAATTCTTTAATTTTAGGGTCAGACAACACTGAACGTATGCGTATTAACTCCGCAGGCAACGTAGGTATAGGCACTACTAGTCCTTCACAAGCATTAGACGTTATTGGAAACATTAATATACAAGGCACAGTACCTACATTGCTATTTACAGATACCGACAGTAATCCTGATTTTCTTATTATAGGCGGTGGTTCTTTAAGTTTTCGAGATGAAACAAACTCTGCTACACGTATGCTTATAGACTCATCAGGCAACGTAGGTATAGGTACTACTAGTCCTGACTCAATTCTTGATGTAGTTGGTGCAGACCCGATTTTAACTATTAGAGATACTTCAACTTCAGGTGCAGACGCACACGCAACTTTGAGACTTGCAGAGTCAGACGGCAGTGGTAATGTAAATGTGCGTTATGACATTGCTCTTGATGAGGGTAATTTAACTTTTGATTATAGTAACGGTGCTACTACATCAGAACGCATGCGTATTTCCTCAACAGGCAACGTAGGTATAGGTACTACTAGTCCTACTGAAAAACTACACGTTGTAGGCAGCTCCATGTTTGCAGGCAGCTCCACCTTTGACGGTGGTACAAGCACTACAGTTAATGTGCTTTGTGACAATGCTGGTAATGCTTCGCTAAACTTAATGGGTGCCGATCAGGGTACTGGCAGGCTTTACGTTGGTCAGTCATCAACGCATGGTGGTGGGATAGAGTACAACGGTGATAATGACCCTGCTACATCAGGTGGCGGCAGTGACCACATTGTATTATACAGACGTTCCAGTAGCACTAATGAGTGGACTGCAAGAAACTCCCACAACAGCAATGATTGGGAGTTTAGAGGCAAAGTAACAGCTGACGAGCTGGCAGGCACTTTAGCAGCATCTATCTTTAATCAAATCTATCCTGTTGGCAGTATTTATATAAGCATTAGCCCTAGCTTTAATCCAAATAATGCCTTTACTGGTAGTTGGACACAACTTACTGGCGGTGAAACGCTGGTCGCAGAAGGCGGTTCATTTGTGTGTGCAGCTGCTGGTGGTAGTGCAACTCATCATCACGATGTGACTGTAACTAGAGATGGCTGGGGATCTGAAGGTTATGACTTACCCAGAACTACAGTAGATGGCAGATTGGTGACAGGTTCGGGTAACTATGAAAGTGGTGAAAACCTTGAATCTCTTACTCATGCCTCAGTCAATAAAACATATACAACAGACTCCACAAGCACGTATCCACCGTTTCGCGTTGTAGCAATCTGGAAAAGAAATTCTTAAAAATAATCGGTGTAATCATGCACAAAATTACAGGAACAACAATGACTGAAGAGACCAAACAAGCAGTAGATGTTTTTGCTGCGTCAACAGGCGTGATGTCCGTAGCTGCATGGTTGCCACCATTAGCAAGTGTATTTACTATTATTTGGCTAGGTATAAGAATATATGAGTCAGAGACGGTGCAGAAGCTATTAAAGTGAGAAAGGCTTGGTTTGGTTTATTATTGTTTGGCGTTATGGCTAATGCTCAGAATAATCAAGAGGGCAGCCTAAACACTAGCGCCATTGACAGTACGGTCAGTAGTAATAACGTAAGTGAAGACCACAGCGTCAGCAATACGTATCAAGGTGCTGGCAGCTCGTCTGAAATACCAGTAGGCAGTGCAATTAGTCCAAGCTACATGAGTAGTGGGTCAGATACGTGCCTACAAGGCATTGGCGGCTCGTTACAGACAGTTGCCGTTGGCTTTTCATCTGGTAAGTACGTTGTTGACAAAGAGTGCCAGAGAATAAAAGACGCAAAGATGCTGGCTGACTTAAACCTAAAGGTTGCTAGTGTGTCGCGCTTGTGTCAGTCACCGTTAGTTTATAGGGCTATGCTGACAGCTGGTAGTCCGTGTCCATTAATATTGAATGGCAAGTTAATAGCAGGAAGAAAGGGGTTGCTAGTTATAAAGCAGCAGCCAGAACTATATATTCCAGATTACTTGGAGCATAAAGACTGGTACAACGGGGTGTTGGGAATTGGCAAAAAGGTGGAAGACAATGTTGAAGAGGATTATATTTCTATTAGCGATAAGTACCGCAGCTCAAAGCAGTGAGCATGAAAACCTGCTTAACAGTAGCGGAGACATCGTTGGCCAAATAGACCGTGCTATTAAGTTAGCTGGCGCAGGCATGGAGTACGCCCATCAGGGTGTTGGCATTAGTGATGGCACATTGTCTAGCACAGCGCACATCAGTACAGAAATGCTAGACGCTTACAATACTGCTTTATCAAACTACGCTAACAACTACTCGCCACATGGTGATATAAGAAAGGTGCTTGAGCAAAAGGCTGAAGAGCATCTGAACATTATGCACGACAGTGTGGATCAGTTTACTGAAGTAGTGGTGTCTATGAGTACCGCTATACAGGTAAATGAAAAGGTTGCAGAAGCCGTCACCCCCAATGACAAAGCAGAAGTGCAGGAGTTTGTTCAAGCCAATCAAGATATGCTTGTAATCACTGAGCAGCAGACAGAAGAATTTAACCAAGCAACTGACGATATAGAGTCAAATGCTAATGCGGCAGCAGTGTACCTAGCCGTAGCTGCAAGCGATGCTGCTACCTACCTACAAGATAGTATCGAAGACAATAACACTACAGCAGATGATGTTAATATATTCTATGACGCTAACGCGCAATGGGTGTCAATGGGCTATAACACGACACGCAACCTGACCGTAGTTATGCTAACAGGCAACAATGACTTTGGGTTAGACCTGTACGCATCTGAAGCAGATATACTGGCGTTAGGTGCTGAATCAGAGTTTTATCACACATCGCCTGTAGCACAGGGCTATGATTGTTTCTTTAATATGGATTGCGAATGAGTTTAGCAGATACAGAATTATCAATTGGTGGCGTTAAGCTCAAAGGTATTTACATTGCCGTGGTGTTCTCGCTTGCAACAACGATTGGCTCATTTATCTGGGCTGCCAGCAGCTTATACGGCAGACTAGAGACAGTAGAGGCTGTAACCGTTCCTGATGTTGCTCCTATTGAGGAAGAAATTAAGCTAATACAGCAACAATTACAAGATAACGATATAAGCCAGTTAAGCGCTAAATTAGCTACTTTAGGCACAACCCTGTCAGTTATGGCAGAAAGCCAAAAAAACCTCTTAGAACTGCAATCAGACGTATCTGAGCTGTCTAAAGAGATAGAAGGGATGAAGTCAGTAGTTAAGCAAGCAGAATTAGTGTCCGAGTCGATGACAGAGCTTAAAGATGAGTATAAGGTTATCGAGAGAGAAATTTCTGACCTCTGGATGGGGTTAGACCATGTTAGTGACCCTTTAAGGTAATAGATTATGTGGCAGAACTTAATATCACCAATAGCTAACTTAGCTGGCGGTTACATGAAGAACAAGGCTGAAGAAAAGCAAGCTAAGCATAAAGCCAAGATGAGCATGATTGAGAATGATGCTGACTGGGAATCTAAGATGGCTGAGGCTTCAAAGGAAAGTTGGAAGGATGAATATCTAGTAATTTGCCTCACAGCTCCTATCGTTTTTATAGGTTATGCAGTAGGTGTAGATGACCCTACAATTATTGCTAGGGTAGAAGAAGGATTTGCAGCATTGTCGCGCTTACCTGAGTGGTATCAGTATTTATTGTTTATTGCGGTCAGCAGCAGCTTTGGTATTAAAGGCGCTGATAAGTTAATGAGTCTAAGGAAGAAGTAATGCCATTAATTAGTTTAGATATACCAGCAGGCGTAGTTAAGCACGGCACAGAGTCGCAATCAGCAGGGCGTTGGCGTGATGCTAACCTAATGCGCTGGGAAAATGGCAGCCTAAGAACAATAGGTGGCTGGCGACAAAAAGAAGATCGTACAGACACTAACAATACAGCTGGGGTTACTCTAGGAACTGGTCAAACTGCCAGAGGAATGGTTAGCTGGAAGGACAACAGCGGTACGGCACATATTGCGTGCGGTACATACAATAAGTTATTTGCCATAAACGAGTCTGGAACTGTTACAGATATTACGCCATCTAGCTTCACGGCTGGTGATTTAAATGCAGACCAAAACATAAGTTATGGTGGTTTTGCATTTGGCAAGGGTGCATTTGGCATTGAAAGACCAAG